GTTTCCGCGCGGAATGGTGCCGGATTAGGCTACTTGCGCCCGGACGCAAATAGATGATGACGGATAACGACCGCCCGCAGGACGTCGGACGCCGGCACGATCGGAAACGGAACGTGGGTAGCGATCCTCTGCTAGCGCGCTATCAGGCCGCACTCCGCGTTGAGTTAACGCGCCTGCTAGACGAGTTAGAGCAGACCCATTCGGGCCTCGGCGGTACGACCGTGCTCGCGATCGAAAAGCCTAACGACCGCGCGAACCGATGGGATCTGGCGTTTAAGCTAGCGAAAGAGTTAGGCAGTGCCATAGATCCCCAACCGTCCGCGGTCATGGATAGCGGGCCTCGCTCGCGCCCTCGCGCGCGGCGCGTCAGCTATGACTAGGCAGCGGCTACACGTATTCACGCCCGGCATACTCAACACGTTGTGCGTGCTCTGCGGTATGGGCGCGTCAGACCCGCTGCACGGCTACGGAACGGCTAACCCTGGCAATGTGTCACCCTGGCGCGCCGTGGCCCGTGCTGGCGATCCTCAGACGTCCTGGGACGCGGCTAGATCCGTGCGCGATATCCGGGCCTCGCAGTCAGAGGTATTGCGCCTATTCGTCGCTCGCGGTGCCATGACTGACGAGCAGGTAGCCGAACGGTATAGCGGTTTCCAATCACCCTCGGGCCTGCGGACGCGCCGCGCCGAGTTAGTCGCACTCGGCCGGCTCAGAGACACGGGGCACCGGATCGTAGGGCGTTCCGGCCGGCGCATGATCGTTTGGGACATTGACCCGCAAGCTACCTAAGCCCCGATGGCAGACGCCCATGCCGGAGGGTGTCGTCGGATCTTGGGGGCCAGACGTAGCCCGCTACGCCGATCGAGTGCTAGGGCTACGCCTAGACCGTCATCAGCGGATCGTGCTAAACCGGGCGCTAGCGTACCGGGAGGATGGACGCCTAGCGCACCGGCTCTATCTGTATAGCACCGGCCGTCAAAACGGAAAAACCGTTACCGTGCGCTCGCTTATCGGTTGGGCGTTGACGGCCGCGCATCTACCCGAGTGGCGAACGATCATCGGCGTAGCCCACGATAAGAGTCAGGCCCGCATACCGTACCGCTACGTCCGTACAGACCTGGGCGCGCTCGCCAAACAATACGGACGCTCGGAGTTAGCCCTGACGGCGTACCTGGGCATCCGATCGAACCTCTACGGCATCCCGCGTACGTACAACATCGGGTCCCGAGACGCGCGTAACGCGCTACGCGGAGAGTCAATCGACCTTGCGCCGTTTGACGAGGTACGCACCCAAATAGATATGGAGACCTACGCGGCGCTCGGGCCGACGATGCTAGCCCGCCCCGAGCCGCTAGGGTTCGCCACGTCAACGGCGGGCAATGACCGATCGGTACTGCTCCGACTCTGGTACGACCGCGGGTTACGGATTGTCGATGGCGTAGAGGCTATGGCCGATTTCGGTATGACCTGGTACGCCTCTAGCGAGCGATACCCGCCCGACGATCCGCGATCGTGGCGCGAGGCGCATCCGGCATTCGCGGAGGGTCGGCTAGAGGAACGCGCCATCCGCGCACTCGCTATGGAGTTCGGCGGGTTCGATACACAAGCGTGGCGCACGGAGGGTCTAAACCTATGGGCCGATGCCGTCGATACATGGCTACCCTCTGGCGTTTGGCTACGCCAGACGGCCGAGAATGCCCCACCACGGCCGGCCCGCGTCGTCCTGGGCGTTGATACTACTCCGTCATGGCGTCGGGTCTCCGTGGCCGTAGCGTGGCCGACGGATGACGGGGCATTCGTGGGTATGGCGGGTGACGACGACTCGCTACGCCCGCGGGCCGACGGTACGGCCGCGTCGTCGGTTGCCCCGTCGGATCTGATCGACCTACTAGACCGTCTCCGCGGGCCGTGGACGCCGGCCGCGGTCGCCGTGTCGGGCGCATCGGCCGCGTTTCCGCACGTAGAGGCCTGGGCCGAGGCTAATGAAATCCAGCTAGTAAAACTCGGCGGGCGCGAGTTACGCAGTGCGTCGGAGCTATTCCGCACGGAGCTAATCGGGGGACGCCTGCTCCATGCGAACGACGCGCTACTAACCGAGCAAGTGCGAGCCGCCCGGCCGTCGCAACCCGTCGAGTCCGGAGACTGGTACCTAAGCGTGAAAGAGTCAGCCGGCGAGGTAGACGCCATCCGCGCGGCCGCGTGGGCATCCTGGGCCGCGATCGCGCCCGCGGAGGCCGATCTACCTCCGCAGATTTTCTAGGTATTTCGCCCCAAACCTCTTGCAATGGTGGTGCGGTTCGGTACACTTACGTACGTGGGTTGTGCCTCTGCTCTGGCGTTCGGTTGGCACGCAAGCGGGCGCGCTCCCTCTGGTCCCCCCGGAGGTCGAGCCGCCCGGCCCGCACTCCCTAACGTACGAGGCTAGATGACCACGGTAGACACGATCCGCGCCGTTTTTACCTATGCGATCGCAACGATCGTGGTAGGGGGCGGCATGTACGTTATCTATGCGACTCGGGCCGAACCGGGGGCGTCAGATACAATCGCGATCATTGCGGGTTTCGTGGGGGCGGCACTGTCATTCGTGTTTAGCACCGAGGTTCAGACCCGCACCGCACGCCAGACTACGAGCGCATACGGCGAGGGCGCTATCGCCCACGCAAACGGCATTGCGAACCGCGAGAGCGACCGCGCCGCGCAGGCCGCAGACGCGCGCCTAGATGGGTAAGCGCAAGGGCAAAGCCAAAGCGTCAGAGCAGCTAGCGGAACGCCACGAGTTTGACGCGGGCGGCTACCTGGGACACGACTCCACCTACTCCGTCAACGTCAACGAAAATGTCGCGCTCTCTGTCGATACCGTGTTCGCTTGCGTGCGGATCCTGGCAGACCTTGTAGCCGATGCCGTCGTCGGAGAGTTTCGCGGGAACGAACGCCTAGACGACTCGCGGCTAACCCGCCGGCCTATGCAGTCAATGACGCGCCGTACGTGGCTATGGCTGACGACGGCGACGATGGCGCTATATAACGGCGTTTGGCTATGGACGCGGTTCGGCTCGGACTCCGAGGGCGTGCCGATTAGCGTTCTACCCGTTCCGCCGACACGCCTGACCTGGATTGGGGATACGCCGTACATCGACGGGCAAGAGGCGCGGCCGGAGGATTTGACCTGGGTTCCGCGGACGTCGTTCCCATCGCTGACTAAAGAGCTATCGACCGTGCTCCGTCTGGCGCGCGATGCGATCGCGGCCGGCTACGCGTCCGGTGCCTACCGTACTGATTTCTGGCAATCCGGAGGCGCGCCCGTCTGGTACGTCAAGTCAGATCAAAAGCTAGACAACGACGCGGCCGAGAAGATTAGCGATCGCGTCGCGGAGAGACGGCAGGCTAACCCTGGACGCCCGCTAGTGCTGGGCATGGGTAGCGATATCAAGCAGCTAGGTACCGACCTGGGCGCGGGCAATACCAATCAGGCTATTGCCTCCGTCGGACAATCCATCGTGCGCTATTTCGGAGTCCCCGGCTGGCTAGTCGGAGTCCCGATCGAGGCAGGCTCACTGACCTATCAGAACGCCGCGGCCGCGGGCCTGGACCTTGTGCGCTACACCCTGCAACCGGGCTACGCCGGGCCGATCGCGGACGCCCTCTCCGATTTCCTCCCCGGCGACTACCTGACCGGCCGGCGCGTAGTGCTAGACCTCTCGCACCTGACCCGCGGTACCGTCCTAGAGCAAGCGCAGGCGTACCAGATTGCGACGGGCGGTAAGGCCTGGATGCTGCAAAACGAGGTACGTAACGATTTGCATATGCCAGAGCTATCCGAGTTTGACAACCTAGACCCGCAGGGTGCGCCCGCGCCCGCGATTGAGCAGATTGGAGCGTAGGTAGATGGCACGCCGCAAGATCGAGTTTGACGCCGCAGCACATAACGCCGATATCGCGGCTCGTCTGCGGGCGTCGTCTGATTTCATTGCCTCGGGTCTGACGGATAAGGCAGTGGCCGAGCGGGACGCGGCAGAGCGTAAGGCCGCGCGCAAAGCCAAGGCCGACGCAAAGCCCGCATGACTGACGACGCACTCCGGATCGTTACGGCCGGCGACGTTGCCATCCGTGGCGACGCGGACGGCGGCGACGGCCGCACCATTTCGGGCTATGCGTATAGGTGGGGCGAGTTAACGGAGGTTGGAGGCGCGAAAGAGACTCCGACACTGCGAGAGGGTTTCGAGCGCGGCGCGTTCCTGCCTGCGATCGCAGAACGTCAGGGCCGGCCGTGGCCGTACCTGGACGTACACCGCGGAAACACGGTTGCGGGTATCACCCTCTCGGAGGATGACATCGGACTCCGCTATGAGGGGCGACTACTCGACACACAGGCCGCGCGCGAATACGCCGCTACGGTTCCTCCGAACGGGCCTAACGATGGCGTTTCGTTGGAGTTTCTATACCGCGGCGCAAAGTCTAAGCGTGTCGGAGGCGCGATCATCCATACCGCTATCCAAAGGATCGCGGCGCTAGCGGGTGAGTACGTACCCGCATATCGTGGTGCGACGGTCGCACTGCGCGAGGATGGAGGTACTACCCGGATGGCAGAGGCAGAGGATATGACCACGACGACAGACGAGCAGCCCGCCGAGCGAACCGATACGGGCCTCTTTGGCATGACGCGCGATGACCTCGCGACGCTCGTGCGAGAGACCGCGACAGAGGTTGTGCGCGGGATGGCCGAGCGCGGATCATTCACGCCTGGGCCGGCCCGATCCGATCCGTTCGCGGGCTATCGGAACCTGGGCGAGTTGATGGCGGCCGCGTTCGCATCGCGCGGTGACGAGGCAGACCCGAACCGCGGCACCACGCCCGGCCGCGATGACCTCCGCAGCTACGCGGCTCGCGCGCTCGCGGACGTCGTGTTCACCGCAGGCGCGAACGCTGCCCTTGCGTCGGGCAACCTTGTTACTTCCGACATTAAGCGCATCGTCAACGGCGGTCGCCCTGCGATTACCGCATTTGGCGGGCCTCGCGGCCTGGGCGATACGGCGGGCCTTACGCTGGAATGGCCGTACTTTGACGGCACCCTGACCGACTATGTCGCGGCTCAGTCAGCCGAAAAGGCCGAAATCGAGTCAGCAACAATCGACATCAAACTCGACACAGAGGCCCTGAAAACCTACGCGGGCGGGGCGGATATCTCGTATCAGGTTTTGCGCCGCGGCAACCCGAGCGTGCTGGATGCGTTCGGCCGGATCATGCTTGCAGCCTGGGCGGTCGTCACAGACGCCGCGTTCGTCACGGAGTTGGAGTCCGGATCCGTCACGGTCGATACGGCCGAGGCAATCAGCGCGCATGACCTCGCGGAGTTCACGGCGGATCTTGTTACCGCGTCCCTTGCGGTGCAGGCCGCATCGGGTCAGCCGGCCGATTTCGTGCTTGCTAGCACGACGCTTTTTGCGCGGCTCGCTAACCTCATCATCCCGAGCAGTACGCAAATCGCGGGCGCGTCTAATGCGGATATCCGCGGCCTGTCGTTCATGCTCGGAAACGTCCCGATTATTCACGTGCCGGCGATCACCGCGGGTAAGGGCATCGTCTCTAACCCGAACGCGGCCGCGTGGTTCGAGGACGGGCCGTTCCAAGTCTCCGCGGAGGACGTGGCGCACCTGGGCCGAGACGTCGCGTTCTGGAGCCTG